AATAAACAAAGCCTCATCTAAATAGTATGGTAGCAGCGCTGTTGCGAGTCTTGCATAGTGGTATACAAGACTCGCGACTTCTTTCTCCAAAAGGACAGCCGAACGTGACCATGTTCACTACTGTCCTTATCAAAGCCGGGCGTTTCACGACACAATGGGTTCGGCTGGATTTTGACACGAACCCCACATTCGGGAACAAGGCCGTCATCACTCTTCCTAGAAAGGGCCATCTCATTTCCCGCCTCTATCTCGTCTGTACCTATCCTGACATTTTCACGGCCCAGCGCACAGCCGCAACCACGGGTGGCGCCAATTTCCTCGGACCTGCGTGGACATGGACGAATTCACTCGGCCACGCCATTGTGAACAACGTAAGAATCGACATAGGAGGTGTGCGCGTAGAGCAGATTGACGGACGACTTCTGGAAGTGCTGGACGAGTTCTACACGCCTCTAGAGAAGGTCCCCCTCGTGAACAGCCTAATCCGGCGAAACATCACGAATTTCCCCGATTTTTCCACGGTGGCCACGCCCCCCGTTGTCACGTACACACCCCTTCCCTTCTGGTTCTCCCGAGGAGACTCGGGTGTAGCCTTACCCATCGATGCCCTCGCCGTTGACCCCGTGAAACTCACCGTCGCATTCAATCCGCTCGCAAATCTCGTGGTTAGCACGGGGCTCGCACAGAATCCCTCGGACGTAGCCGGCTCTCGCTATTTCCCAATAGAGGGGGCGCCGTTCTATTTCGCAGACCCGACGGGCTCACCCGTCTACGGTCTCCCTGGGGTAGCCGGTGCGACAGGCAACCCCGCCGTAGCAGTCAATGCCACACGCATTCCAAATACGACGATGCCGTCCCCCCTTGTTCTGAAGGACACTTACATCATCGCCGAATATATATACTTGGACAGCCCAGAAGCCAACAGATTCCGCATATCGGACATAGAAGTCCCCGTGACACAACACTACGCATTTGAGCCGTATGATACTTCGTCAGCACCAATGGCCTCTATTGACCTGAGAATACCAAATCCGACCAGGAACATCATCTTTTATGCAAATCGCTACGAGGCTACCTCCTATAATGCGCCCTTTCTCGCAACCAGGGACTTATCGGGCGCCTCTGCCCCAGGCAATCTGTGGTGGCCCGATGCGGCCCCAATCAACATGAAATCACCCACATTTCTACAACCCGGATTCGTATTTCGAAACTCCGAGCCGCTCAAAACGATACAACTCGTCTACGAAGGAAGCCTCGTACGTTACTCCACACTCAGCCCGTCCATCTTCCGCTCTCTCCTACCCTCGACGGAAATGAAGAAGTCGCCCTACGTCAATCGCTATATCTACTCGCTCCACTTCGGATTGAATCACGGACATTTGGACCCTTCATTTCCTTGTGGCGAAGCGAACCTAGACAAAGTCACGAGTGTATCTCTGGACCTGGAATTCAAGCCCCTCTCTGGAAGTTCAGTCAAAATAAATGTCCCTCGCTATATCGTCTGGACCTGGGCAGAAACTTATAATATTTTTCGTGTGTACGCCGGACGAGGAGGTATGATGTTCGCCTATTAATCCTGTGTGGCGACCACAGACACTAAAATACACTTTATTGCAGAAAAAATGTGCCAGGCCGCATGGTATTTCCCAAGTACAACAGAAAGTGCGTATAGAAGAAGGGTCGCTATATTCGCCGCAATAATGAATTCCCCTTTATCTTCAGAGAGCCCAGTCACCAATTGCAAGTCAAATGCGAACCATACAACTGCCCCCAAATGATCTGCGAAGAAAAGTATAGTGTATTTCGGCTCGCCGTAAAAGTGCCATAGGGCCGAAAGACTCGTGTTGACAAACACCATATAGGGGTACGTTGTGTCATGGCTATTACACCACGGAATCATCGCCAGATAATGCGGAAGTGTTGTTAAAACTGCTGTCGTTATGACCATTTTCTATAGGATAGATAGTGGTCATATTTTAAACCGGATTCTGACAATCTGACATCTAGTATCCGATATACGCAACATCCTTTATCCGCATTAAAATATTATTAAACCAGTTTATATTCGGGTTCGTAGAAAACTGCACAGAAATCATCACACGCTTTTGACCCTTATTACAAAATGCGCTCGCCATATGGAAGATCTTATCCCCTTCAAATAAAATTGCTTTACCACGTTCTTCCTGAATACCCTTTTTATTCCCATCTTTATCATAATACACGTACTCTGTGCAAGTATTTGTTATAGTAACCGGAACAATTAGGGTGAAAAATCGCCCGTCAAAATAATTCACATCATAATGCCAATTGATAAAATCGCCATCCTCTTCGTAAATCAATATCGCACATGTTGTGGGGAATTTATCGGGCGTCACATACACGCTTTCGCCGATAATACTGCTAATATACCCCTCTATACTTTTATACCAATCATAGACTCTAGGCATATTTTTCTGAATCGTTGCTGTGCTTATCGTTCTTCCCGCCTTCCATCCGGGTATTACAATACGCGTTCCTTGTCCCCCAGATACTTCCTTCAAAATTTCACGTTTCAAATCATCAGGAACGCCCAAGTCTATTATTTTCAACCCACAAAACTTTTCCACTGGAATATCTTTACAATTCGATATTAGATTATAGTTTATCGCCCCTTTAAATACCATATACATAAACAAAAGGAGTAATACAGCAGATATTAATAATAGTATAAATCTATATTTAAAAACACTTTGACATTAATTGGTAAAGGCATCACTATTAAACGCACACATTTAATAGAGATGTCTTTACCAATTAATGTCAAAGTATTGAATTCGAATAATTCAGACTATAATTCAGGCAATACTTTAGATGAGCACCCTCATCATCGAACAAGCACGTCGCCTCCGCTGCAGGGCAGCCAGTCATCTTCGACCACTTCCGTTAAAAAGCCTTCATACAGCGGTGCAAAAGCTAATAAAGTGCCTAGTTTGAGAGGCACACCACCTTTGAACGAACCCTATGAATCCCCTTTATTCAGTATTGAAGAATATACTAAGTGGTGTCGTAAACAAATTCAGAATAACCCTAAATCACCCCTAGAGAAATCTTGCATGAGAATATTAGGTACATTAGGTAATTTAAAATTAAAAGGTGGTCGTCGCACCCGTAAACGGCGGCGCCGCTCTTAATCCTCAAACAGCGGGTTCGCAAGGCCGTTCGCAAAACGGAGCCAGTTGATTTCCATACAAAACACCTTGATTTCCCAGTCCTGTTGATCCAAGGCTCCTCCCGGATTTTTGATTTCCATTGTGAGTCGGATAGAGTTTGCGCGAGATGCGTTAATAGACCCGGTCGGTTGATGTGTACCCGGTCGCTCTGCGAAGGACAGACCGTAGACATAGGCCGAATACGCCGCATAGCCTCCCCGGTGTTTGGCGGCGATATGTTGTCGGAAATACTGTTCGTCGGCCTCTATCATCGTGATTCCGTTTACCTGGAGTTTCGCCCTAAGAAGCATCGGTTGTGTGAAAAAAGCCTCGGTCGGTTGTAAAGGCCACTCGGACTCCACACGACTCGTACAATTCGTCCATTCGTTGTTGGCCCCTGTTGCCTTGCGCCGAATAATCCATATGATTTCCTCCAGAGGATGATTCGCCTCTAGAGGTAATTGTATTGTCACCGTGTCCGCCGCCGTGTTCTTGGACACCTGGTACTTCGTCGGCTCGTCAAACGTGAACGTCTGTAATTCTCGGTGCAACATCTCAAACGGCTTGCGAAGCAGATGTTGGCGATATTCGCCGTCCAGAAGAGCCCCGTGCGTCACAAGCGCCACGGATTCTAGAAGAGGTATGGTGGCCGAGGTCGTACGGACACGGTCGGAAAATGAGATACGCTGGTCCAAGGGGACTTCGTCACAGAACGTTCGTGCGCCTGAGACTCTGCGGACGAGTTCCGAGAAGGGGCGAAGCGTGACGAAAATTCGGACGGCGCCCTCTTTGGATGCAATAAGAGGCAGGGCCTCCTGATATTTCACACGACCGAAGAAAAATGGCAGAGGGCAGTGTACGTATCCGTCTTCTGTGGGGAAATTGCGCACACGACTTATAGCAGCAAAGTTGCGTAGTGTCTGTATGGGGACTTTCGCAAGGTGGTCGTAAGCAACACCGAATTGTGCGTTGTAGTCGCCGAACAGGGCTGTAAAGACATGAATGAAGTCGCCGTCAATCGTTTCCATGGTTTTTCCGTCGATTTCGAGCTCTGCGGAGGCGATGCAGGCGGAGCCGAGTGAATTCGTATACTCCCAGGCATCGGCTTGAGGGTTCGTATAAGTAATTCGCCCCCCCTCAAGGTCGTAAAGCGTATTGGAATCTAGCCAGTGTCCGAGTTTGATTTGTAGGGCTGCTCCAAAGAGGAGATCACCTACACGAAGAGAGCCGAGGTCGAAACAGAAGCGCTGGCCGAATTCAGCGGGACCACGAAAGAGCGTCGTTTGCACATGCGGAATAAAACTGACGGTTTTGCGGTTGCGGTCTTTGGAAAACCAGGAGGTGTTTGTGGTAAGAGGAAAGAGGTAATTCTCTTGGGCGTCACGATCCGTGAGGTCCAAGAGAGTTGTAATTCCACCTACGGGGTCCATACTATGTTATTAGCGCATTCTTTTAGTGGCGGTATTTTTAAGCTATAAATAGATGAAGGTAAAAAGAACTAGAAAAATAAAGAGAGGAGTAGGAGGTAGTTCCGCTGAACCAAAAGTCCTGATAGTTATATCCTCCAAGTCACCGAATAGTATTTTACATGGATGCTTAGACAGCCTTTTAAAAGTGCAAATAAAGAA